GCCAATGATAACGATAGAGGCAATGAGCTTCGCAAAGAAGACCTTGACTTGGTGTGCAGATATTTGTTTCATTTTGATTGGTTTTTTAGCAATCACTCATTACGGTTTTTTCAAACATAAGCGAGAACTTCCCACTATTGCCATCTGCATACGCATAGTTGTAAGCTTCAACTAAAGCTATTTCAAGCGTGTTAGCAGCAACACAAATACTGTGATTGTCTTCTGATTTTTCAAGAAAGCTAATAAAGAATTGGAAGCGAGTTTTCATTGTGATTGGTTTTTAATGATACCCAAATGTATGCAGGTTAATTGAACCAACAATAGGCCATTCCTAAAAATCAAGCATTTGCATCAAAACAAATATTCATTGCATAAAAAAGAGGGCTATTTGCCCTCCTTCCATTGTGTGTAGCAAACTGCTACCGCTTGGTCTTTGTCTTGGTACTCGCTTCCGATGGCTTCCAAGCAGCGTTGGATGTATTCGGATTGCTTTTCGCCTGCGTTAGGTTTTGGAATTGGCATAGTGTAGAAAGGTATTGATTTGATTGAATAGTTGCTCCCTCTCATCTATGCCCTCTTTGCCATAGTAGACATACACATAGGGTGCGTACTTTTCTTTGTACTGCTCGTTCTTTTGGCGATGCTGCTCCTTTGCCCTGAGTTGGTAGGTGCTGCTCATCGCCTTATACGATAACGGCTTGATTTGAAGGCCGAGCATAAGCGTATTGTTGAAGTACATCTCCGCATCAATGCAGTAGTCGTAGTCTACCTCAAAAGATGTCTTCTTGAAGTACGCATCAGGGAAGGCATAGTTCAGCTCCTCTATCGTAGCGAGTTCGTGAGCAAAGCCATTCCACGTCTGACCGATTACACGGAAGTAGATGTAGTGCTTGATTGTTGCTTCATCAAGATTAGGCAGGCGCTTTTGCAGCTCTGCGTAAACATTGCGAAGGCACTCAAAGCCCTGTGTGTCCTTGTAGTATTGCTCCCACCCATCTTGAGTTGGTAGCGTGGTCGTTTCATAGTAGTCCGATATTAGACGTACACACTCACCAACGTAAGCCTTGCCAAAGAACGTATTTATCTTGGCGTTCTTATTCAGCTCCCGATACGTTTCGTTGGGAATGTTGTTTTCGTAGAACATCAATAGGCGTTATATAGTGCCTCCAATTCCTGCAACCTACCACGCATACAACTGCCGCACGAAGTGGGCTGCACCTTGTCGTTGAATACTCGGTTGTAGATTTTATTCAGTTCAACCTGCTCAAACGCAGTTACCACATTGCGGCCTTTCATCTTGCCGATGTATTCGTATTCGGCTTGGGTCAAGCACTCAGGCTTGCGGTAACGGAAGATTTTGTTGAGCTTCTCCTTGCGGGCATCGCATCCGCAGTCAATGCCTGTGGTTTCGCTGAACCAATCTACGGCAGCCTTAATGCCTGTGGCGGTGGTGATTTTCTCTATCGTATCGCCAAGACCTTCACTCCTCTTTGGCTTCCTTCCACGCTTGGTAGCTTCCGTTGCAGTCGGTTTGGATTCGTTCTCTTGCATTTTTTAGGGTATTAAAGATTGAACGTGCTGAGATTTTTGTTTTGTCTGCGAGCGTTCTAATGCTCATATCGGTGTTGTGGTACAGGTCAAATATCTTGCGGTCGTACCAATGCCAATCGGATGCCTGCTCCCATATCTCATCGTAGAGGGCAACCATCTGAACTTCGGCTTCTTCGTTGGCCTCCTCAAAGATAAGCTCATCTTCTAATTGGCTTACATCTACAAACTCAATGCGGCTTTTGGCCTTCATCAAGGTTGCGTACATATTGCGAAGGGTGACGTACACAAAGAAGGTGTTGACCTCCTTTTCGTTGTACATTATTTTCTCGGGTTCTTCAATATACTTATAGAGCCGCACATACATCTCCTGTACTATGTCGTTGGCAAGGTCTTGGTCTGCGCCAAAACTTTTAACCATCCGAATCCAATCGGTGTGCCGTTCAGCAAGTACGTTTAGGAGTTCCAACTAATTTCAAAGATGATGACAAAGAGGGCAATCTGAAGTTCGTGTTCAAGGTCGTTGCCATCAATGTCGGTAGTAGAGGCGTAGTTTACTCCGAGTAGGAATCCTGTGATAGGCCAAATGTTGATGTTAAAATTCATCAAATGTCTTTTTCAGGGTTAAATATAGTTCTTTATATTTAATTAACTCCGTGAGTAAATCGTTAAGCCTTTTGATTTCATCCTCAAGGGCTTTCATATCTACGTTCTCAAGCGTTTCAATCGGGTACTCATCACGTATATCGCAGGCAATTTTATATGCCCATCGGTAGTCCTTGTAGTTCAAGCGTGATTTATGTTCCTTATGGGCGTGGATGACGGTGGAATGGTCACGGCCAATGATATGCCCAAGTTCAACGAGCGTTCCTTTGGTAGCGTAGGCGTTTACGAATGCGCCTCTTGCGAGCGTGTATTCCCTTTTGCGTGTGTCTTTGTCATCAAGTCCGAGTCGTGCCATCATAGCAGACTTTGCACGTTCCATTTGTTGTATTTCAAAAGCTCTCATTTGCATTTGCAGAGTGTTGCTCTGCCCTCTTTAGTGGTTTCTATTATTTTGGTGATGGGTACTTCAAAGTGCTTGTGGTCGGATAGCCTCTTAAATTTAAAGTAGCTGCACCATTCCACAAGTTTGTCTTGGTAGTCTTGGATGATTTGGTAGTCCAAGCAGATGTAGTCAACGCCATCCACACGGAAGCATTCGTACTGCTGAAAGGGTGAGAATATCTGCTTCATAGATTATCCTCAATAATCCGTTGTAGACGCTCTATCTCCATCACCATCTCCTCGTTGTTGATTCGGAGTTGTGCATTGGCAAGCATCACCTCGTTGAGTTTGCGGTTAGCGAACAATCGGTAGTCAATAAACTGCTGAAGGAGTTGGTCTGCGTTATGGCAGTTCATCACGTGGTCAAGTAGTTCATCTTGCACCTCTCTGCCGTTGGACTTGTCTGCTGCTTGATGGGCAAGCCAAATTGCCGTACCCGAAAGCATCAGCTGCTTCTCCCTAATGTACAGGTCGTGGAGTTCTTCAGAAGGGTACATCATCGGGATTGATTAGTTCAACGGGCTCATCTTTCTTTTGCGTAAGCAAATTACGACCATTCATCTTAAATCCTACGTTACCAATCATTGACTGCATAACGACAGGCGAATCGTATGGTGTTACACGCCCTCCCGTTTCCATCTCCTTTACCTTACGCACGTGGACGTGGGTGTAAATCCAATCCGTTTCGTGAGCCGAGTACCTGTGAAATACAAATACGGCATCAGCACGGTTTTGCCACTTGCCCCCTCCTTCAATGTCTGATGCCATTGGAGGCATCGGATGGCCTTCGTATGGGTGTCCTTTGTAGTGTACCCGCCTTTGAGCTTCAGATACAGGGTGGGTGCTTACAATGGTGGTGATAGCATTCTTGTGTGCATACACCCGAATCGCAGACGCTACCTCGTAGTGATATTCGTGCATCCCTGTCTTGCCCAACTTCTTTTGGTCGGTGGTGAGCGAGTTGTATGGGTCAATCAATGCACCTGTGTAGTCCCATTCATTCTTGATGGACTCCATTACGTCAATCAAATCAAAGGCATTAAATAGCCTGTTGCCGTCAATGAATTGGAAGTACTCGTTTATCCAATCCAACTTGCGGTGCATCGTGAGTTCATCAATTCCCTGAATGGGCTTGCACACCATAAACTCAATGAGCTTGCGCTTGAGCGATGCGACCTCGTTCTCTGCCGAGTAGATTAACCACTTCTTGCCTTGATTGTACGACTGAAGAAGCATCAGGTACATCAGCGTGTGGGTCTTGCCCACGTTGGCGTGGCCTGTGACTACGATAAACTCGCCATCCTTAAAGCGGATGTACTCATCAAGTTCGTAGACACCGAGTTTTCCTGTGTCAAAGTATTTGCCCTTCAACGCCCTTTGAAGGTAGGGAAGCGAGGCTTCATTTGGTAGTAAGTCGGGATGTTTCATATTCTGATTGGTGATGCTAATATACAAACATAAGTCAAATAAAAAAGCCTCCCGAAGGAGGCTCTTGCGCAACGTCCGAAGAAACCAATCAGAACGGACTCTCGTTGCGTGAAGCAAAATGCTCTTGGTGAGTGGCGGTAGATTGGTTACCGTTCATCCACTCATTGAATGTTGCTGCGTTAGCCAAGATGGTATTGACATCGTGACCTGCGGCACAGGCGTACTCCACCGCAGCCTTCAAAGCTACTTGGCGGATAATGGAGGCGGAGCGTTCATCACCTGACACTTTTGAAGTATTGGCGAAGCTGCCTCCGTTACCTCCACTAAATCCACCACCCGTGAAGGGCTTGTTGATTTTGATAGTACCCTTTTCGTTTTTGGTGTAGTCCACCTCATCGCCTACGGCATAAGAGGGGGTTGGTGATTTGGCGAAGGCCGTTCCGAAGTCCCCGTTATCAAAACGGAGTTCCAACTTGAACAAGTCTTGCCATTGCCCCTTCGGGGTGATGCTTACGATTTTAGCCATTGTGTAGATTGGTTTTAAATGAATAGATGTGATTGCTGCTCCAATACTTCAACCTTAGCTTGTAGCTCGAGGACTTTTTCTTGGAGTGCTTTGATTTGCGCCTGCTGAACTTGCAGGGCTTGGGTGTAGGTTTCTTGAGAGAGTGATAGTGTCATTGTGATTGGTTTTTAAATTTGACACTACAAATATAATCAACTTTGGTTAACCACCAAACCTTGAAAGGTAATTTCTGCGGTGTCGGGGTGAATCTCGGGGTCGTGTTCCATCTTCAGCTTCCGCACGTAGGCTCTTGAGTCATCCTTTACGCCACCCCATTTGCGGAATGCGTCAAGCGCAAACTTCACCGCCATAATGGAATTGTCAATGTCGTATCGGTAGTTGACCTTGCAGGTGATGTAGACGTGCTGAATGGGTACGCACTCGTACTCCTCAAGTTGGGCAAGCACCTCACCGCAATGCTTGTCCTTTGCCTTTGCACGGACTGTCCAATGCTTGGATGCGTAGAAGGCGTTGAGGCTTGGGACTTTGCCCACCACCACGTGGTAGGACTTTAGTTGTCCTGTTGTAGGTATCCACATTGGATGGCGAAGTGGAGGTCGAGCTTGGCTATCTCTGCGAGAAGCTCTTGCTCTTTGTATTTCGCCTGTTGGCGAGCCTCGTAGGTTGAATCGCAATTAGCAAAGAGCGAAGCGCACTCCTCAAGGATGAAGTCAATCTTTCTGCGTTTGGCGGGGTTAGTATAGTACTGCATACTCAACTGATTTGACTTCGCTTGTTGCGCTAACTCTTGATTGCTCATCTTGGACTGATAGGTGGATTTGGCGTTCTAATTCAAACTCAAGGTGGGCGATAGCCTTCTTGATGTCTTGGGTGATGGGGTTGTTAGGCTTCTTGCCCGCCCTCATCAGGTACGTGAGTGCAGTCCCGAGATTGTAGTTGTCGGGTTGGAAGTCCTGCACCACATCCTTCGCCTCTATCTGCTTCAGCTTTCCGATGTAGTAGGTTGGTGTCTTGCTCATTGTCTGATGGTTTGCTCAAAGGTAAATCATCCCAATACAAAAAAATGTAGTCGCTCACTATTTAGAATGAATATAAATTAGCATAATCTATGCATAGGTACTTGCGTATGTCAAGATTATTTAGTTTTTTATACAACTTACTTGATTAAGTCAAGTATCAAGTTAACTTACTTACAAGTATACTAACTTACCAAGTAACTTGAAAGAAAAAGAAACCAAGTAAAGAAAAAGAAAGGAATCTCGCTTCTGCTGCGTTATTATATGCACAACCATACAACCATACCACTTCGGGTAGAAAGTGTATTAGAACGCATATAAATGCCCTCTACGGGCTTATTCGGTCAACTTGTCCACCCATCGCTTGAATAGGTAGATGATGAGCAGCGCAACCAATGAACCGAATACTAATTGGTCAAAGTTCCACCCCTTGCGCTTTGGCTCCTGCTTGGTCAGCACCTTCGTTTGGGTGACACGAATCGTATCAGGCAGACACGTAGCCTCAACCACGACCTTTCGGTCTATGTACTTGAGCTGAAGGCGAACCTTGTCTTGGTAGATGGTCGTGTCCTTTAGCACCTCCAATGTGTCCAACAGGTACTTTGTTTCGGTTACAATCACCGTGTCCTTGACAATCACACTCTGAAGGATAGGTTGAGCAGTACGGCATCCATTAGCTACCGCAAGAATCGCAGCCATCAGGATTGTCAATGTTGCAGGTCGGTTGAGGTGCTTCCTCAAGTTGGTTAAGCCATTCATCAAAATTGGAGGTATTTGGTTTTGCCATTGACTTTTACTGCCTTTAATTTTTGTTTTCGGTTCTTGCCCTCTACATAACTCACGTGAACCCAAGCAGGTTCAACATCAGTACCGAACTCCCAAATGATTTGGTCGTACTCAAGGTTGCGGGCAATCCACTTAAATAACACATCATTGCCTCCGAAGAACTTTAGGTCGGCCGCTTGAGCCTGCACGTGCTGCGATTTTGATGCGCCACCCACCTTGCGATTCACTTCGGGGCTGCGGTATGCACTTGTCACCTCAATCGCTCCTAAAGCATCTCTCGCAGGTTGTAAGACGTTTTCTGCAAGCGCACGAAGGTTTCCCTCCAAGTGCTTCGGTAAAGCGTTAGGAAGGCCTGTATTCGTTTTGGTCAGTTCAGCGAGCGTGAAGTTCTTGGTCATTGGTTTTGATTTTAATAAAATCTTGCTCGTTATTGGTTTTGATTTTCGTAAAATACGGCTCAAGTATTATGCTTAATGTGCATTATACTGCACAAAAGTGAGCCGATTTGTGTATTTAATTATACATTATCTGCCAAAAGTATGTTTTTAGATGCCATTTGGCGGAGTATAGCTCGGACAATATCCGAATACGTTAACCAAACTTGACAATTTTAGCAAGAATTGATAGACCGACTTAACGTCCTTGCCCTCCGTAGGGCTTCTTGTAGTTCTTGCTCGCCTTGTTGCTGCTTGCACTCTTTGAATGCTTGCCTCGCTTCTTGCTCTTGCTGATGAACTTACTTACCGCCTGTTGCTTTGCCATCGTTAGG